AAGAGCAACTAGCAGAAGAAATTATTGAGAACCTTTTTGCTCAACAACATGATGAAGATGATCTTTATGAGGAAAAGGACGAAGACGAGTCTGAAGAAGATGAAGACGAATCCGAAGACGAGTCTTATGAAGACGAAGATGAGTCTGAGGAAGAAGAGTCTGATGAATCCGAAGAAGAGTCTGAAGACGATTCAGAAGAATCTTATGATGACGATCAAGACACACAAGAAGCACCAAAGGGCAATCTTGGAGCATCTCTTTCTATGAAGCCATCTTTCGCAAGTGGACAACTCCCAATGGGTGGAGTTCCCTCTGCTGGTAATGATTTAGAATCAGACGCACACGGTGGAACCGCTCACGATGCTATGGGTAAGGGTTTTGAATTGGGAACAAAGCAAACTGTGGGTTATGCTCCAGGTCAAGCAGCAGCAACATTAAATATGAAACCATCATTCGCACAACAATCGGCACCATCTATGCAAAAAGAAGAACTCGAAAAAGATGTTAGAATAATGTTCGGTGGAGATGAAGATCTTTCTGAAGAGTTTGTAAGCAAAGCCGCTTCTCTCTACGAAGCAGCAGTAGTTACAAAAGTCCAACAAATTGCTGAAAGTCTTCGTTACGAACTCGCAGAGCAATTTGAAGAAAAGATTATGGATGTTAAGAGTGTTCTCGAAGAACAACTTGACACATATCTAAATTATGTCGTATCTGAATGGGTTTCTGATAATGAACTTGCCATTGATAATGGACTTCGTACAGAAATCGCAGAAAACTTTATTGGTAAACTCAAGAATCTTTTTGTAGAATCTTACATCGAAGTACCTGAAGAAAAAACAAACGCTTTTGATGAATTGGCAGAAGCAGTTTCTCATCTTGAGAACCGCTTGAACGAAGAGATCGAAACCAACGCAAACCTCATCAAAACAATCAAATCTCTCAAAGCAGATCAGATTTTTATGGAATCTACAACAAACTTGACAAATCTCCAAGCAGAACAAATTCGTTCACTTGCAGAGAATGTTCAGTTCGAATCAGAACAAGATTATAGAACCAAGATAAATGTTTTGGTTGAAGGTGTTGTAAAGACATCCAACAGAAAGCCTCTCTTGGAATCAAAGAAACAACAAAAACCACTATTCGAAAGAGTAGTATTAGAAGAAGAAACTGATGTATCAGATGAACCTGCTGTAAGCGCATCTATGCAAGTTTATTATGATGCATTAAATAGAATAGTTCAAAAATAAAAATTTACTAAATAAAAGGTAATAAAGGAGTACTAAAATGGATAAGACTATGCTCTCAGAAGCAACAAGAAAGAAGTGGGCGCCAATTGTTGAACACAAGGCTCTCCCAGCAATTGAAGATTCATATCGCAAGAATGTAACAACAATCCTCTTGGAGAATCAAGAAAGATTCCTCCGCGAAGATTCTCTTCAAGGTGTAGCAGGAACAGGTTTAGGCACAATCGGTGGTGCATCTACCACAGCAGGACAAGGTATCGACGCATTCGATCCTATCCTCATCTCCCTCGTTCGTCGTGCTATGCCAAATTTGATGGCATACGACATCGCTGGTGTACAACCAATGAATGGCCCAACAGGACTCATCTTCGCAATGAAGTCTCGTTACGGTAATGCAAATGGATCCGCAGTAACCTCTGCTGGTGTCAGAAGCGGTGTAGAAGCACTCTACAACGAAGCACTCAACAAGTCTGGTTCTAATGCAGCACCAACTTACGGTACAATGGCAGACATCTTCGAAGACGGTTTCTCCGACAAGACATTCGAAGCCGGTCGCCCAATGGCAACAACGACAGCAGAAACTCTCGGTCAGTCTGGTAATGCATTCAACGAGATGTCCTTCTCTATCGAAAAGTCATCCGTAACAGCCAAGAGTCGCGCACTCAAGGCAGAATACACAACAGAACTCGCACAAGATCTCAAGGCAGTACACGGTCTTGACGCAGAGACAGAGTTGGCAAACATTCTTTCCTCAGAAATTATGTTCGAAATCAACCGCGAACTCGTTCGTACAATCTATGAAGTTGCTAAACTTGGCTGCAAGCAAGCAGATCTTGCTTCTATGAGCACCAAGAAGTTGCAAAATACTTTTGGTGGTGTATACGATCTCGAACTCGACTCTGACGGTCGTTGGTCTGCTGAGAAGTTCCGTGGCTTGACATTCCAAATCGAAAGAGAATGCAATGTCATCGGTGCTGAAACCCGTCGTGGTAAGGGTAATATCGCAATCGTCTCTCCAGATGTTGCTGCTGCTCTCTCTATGAGTGGTCTTCTTGACTTCTCTCCAGCATTCAGTGGACAAATCAGCACTGATGTTAATGGAAACACCCTCGCTGGTACTCTCCACCAAGGTAGAATCAAGGTATACATCGACCCATACTCCATGCCAACAAACTATAATGATTTCACACCAATCAATTATGTTTGCCTTGGATATAAGGGTACATCTGCATATGATGCAGGACTCTTCTACTGCCCATATGTTCCTCTCCAAATGGTAAGAGCAGTTGATACAAACACCTTCCAACCAAAGATTGGCTTCAAGACTCGTTACGGTATGGTTGCAAATCCATTCGTAGTTGGATCTAACGGCCTCTCCGATGGTGAAGCACTCACCGCTCGTAGTAACCAATACTACCGCATCTTCCGTGTTGATAACCTCCACGGCAACGACGCAACCCTCAACTGATCAATAGTTAAGGATTAAGTATAGAAGGGGGGGATCGAAAGATCCCCCCTATTTCTTTATAGATACTAATATGGAACAATATTCAATACCACAAAACAGAAATCTGAATAGAGAATATCTCAACGATCCTATACTCAAAAATGCTATTCTCAGACAACCAAAATCTGAAAATCCTTTACAATTAAATGAGTTCAGATTTATTTTACACCGCATACCAAATACTGTCTATTTGTGTCAAGCGGTTAATTTGCCTGGATTGACGGTAGGAGAAACACAACAACCTTCTCCTTTTTCTGTTAAGATCAGAAGACCAGGAACAAGTCTTACTACAGAAAATTTAACATTAAGTTTTTTAGTAAACGAAACTATGTCTAATTGGATGGAAATAAGAAACTGGATAAAGATCCTTACAGGAGAAAAGACATTCTCACAAAATGCGTGGGAAAATGAAAAATATAGCGATGCCACATTAGTGATGATGAATAGTAGTTCAAATCCATTCATCAAAGTAACTTTCAATCGTTGCTTTCCATTAGAACTAGGTGGTATAAATTTTGCTACTACTGTAACAGATATAGCACCAGCAGTGGCAAGTGTATCTTTTGCCTCTACTGGTTATGATATAGAATACTTACAATAAGGATATTATGGATCTCAAACAAATTCGTGAAATGACAGAAAAAGATCTACCCATAGATGAAACTTGTCTGGACAAAGAATCTCTGAACATCCCTCGTCTTCATAACAAGTATTTGATACTACTACAAGACGAAAAACTAATTCTACAAAAACACAAAATAGAATATAGAAAACTACAAAAAATAAAATGGGAATACTATACTGGTAAATTAGACGAACAGATTCTAAAAGAAAAAGGTTGGGAACCATTTCAGTTAAGAATCTTGAAACAAGATGTTGATCTTTATATGAATTCTGACGAAGATTTAATTTCATATGAAGCAAAAATCGTGTATCAAGAAGAAAAAGTAAATTACATAGAAAGTATAATCAAAGGTCTAAACAACCGTCAATACCATATACGAGATGCCATTAGTTGGAAGAAGTTCGTAAATGGTGTAGTATAAATATAAGAATGAGTGATTTTGTAGTAGAACCTGTTAATAGCGTATTCATTCGCGTAAAATGTGATGGCGGCTTTACCAAAGAGTTGTCAGATCATTTTACATTTCAGGTTCCAGGGCATAAATTTATGCCTGCTTACAGAAACCGAATGTGGGACGGTAAGATAAAACTATACAACACTCAAACAAAAGAAATATACGCCGGTCTATATGACTATGTTGTTAAATTTGCCACTGATCGCTCTTACAGCATAACAACTACAGATCAACCACACAATGAAGATATTACACAGGATTATATTAAAGAATACTGCAAAACTCTTGATTTGAAAGCGGCAGGAAAGTCAATAGATCCACACGAACATCAGATAGACGGTATTGTTCATTCTTTAAAGAAAGAAAGATGTCTTCTGCTTTCTCCTACTGGTTCTGGTAAGAGTCTTATGATTTATGTAATCTGTAGATACTTGCAAAATCAAATTGCGGATGACAAGAAAATATTGTTGATCGTACCCACAATCTCTTTGGTTTCTCAAATGTATTCTGATTTCTTCGATTACTCGAAGGGGACATCTTGGAAATGTAGAGAACATTGTCACAAGATATTCGGTGGACAAGAAAAAGAAACAGACAAGAAGATAGTTATTACCACTTGGCAGAGCATTTATAATCTACCAGAGAAATACTTTCAACAGTTTAGTGCTGTGAT